ATGCGTAACTTTGAGAACGTTCGCCGCACCGGTGATGTGATCAACGAGTCCATTCGTTATTTCAGCCAGTACATCGACATGCCGATTACTCAGGCGCTGATTGATGCACTGACGGAGTCGGTCAACGCCTACGGTCGCAAAATGACTGGTGATGGTGCGGTACTGGGCTTCCGTTGCTGGTTTGATCCGGCCCGCAATCCGGAGACGGAGCTGGCCGCCGGGCACCTGTTGCTGAGCTACAAATATACGCCACCACCGCCGCTGGAGCGACTGACGTTTGAGACTGAGATCACCTCGGAATACCTGTTAACCCTGAAAGGGGCAACTGATGTCAAAGATTGAGATAAACCGCATCACGAAATGCCAACATCTATCTGGATGGTACTAACCTGCTGGGACGGGCTGAGGAAGTTAAACTCCCCGATGTCTCCATGATTATGCAGGAACACAAGGCGCTGGGGATGGTGGGTAAGGTGGAACTCCCGGCTGGTTTTGACAAACTGGAAGGCGAAATCAAATGGAACAGCTTTTACCGCGATGCCGATGCTGTCTGCCGCGAACCCGTACAGGTCGCTGGCACTGCAGTGTCGTTCCAGCGTCCAGCGCTACAGCTCGCAGGGGCTGATTGACGAAATCCCGCTGGTCACCTTCCTGACGATTATGTTCAAGAAGAACCCGCTGGGGACGTTCAAACAGCACGAGAACGCCGAGTTCTCCAGTAGCTTCACCTGCACGTATATCAGACAGGTACTGGATGGTGAAGAGCTGCTGCAACTGGACTATCTGGCCAACATCTTCCGGGTCGGCGGTGTTGATCAACTGACTGACTACCGTATCAATATCGGGGGCTGACGGTGAGTGTTGAACTGACGGATAAAGGAGGACGATGTGCGGCACTGGCATGTCAAATGGTACGTGGTTTACCCTCCTTGATATTCCGGGGGTGGAAACCCTTTTTAATACCCGTAAAACCAATGACCCGATTGACTGCACACGTTCAAAGGCCCGCAAACTGGCGGATTTGATTGAAGCATGGGAGCCTCCCGACCACTGGTTCTCCGGCATCGGCAAATCTGAGGGAAAGACGCTTCTCATCGCTTTCCTGCGTAACTGCAAGGGGTTTCGCACTTGCTGACATCACAGGGGCTCCGGCCCCTTCTTCTTAATCTCCTTTAATATCCGTCACGCGCTTCTCCCGACATACTGCCCTGAACTTACACAGGAGCACAATCATGTCACAGACCCCATCCGATACTTTTAAATTGTCTTATCCCTTCACCACTGCTGCAGGCACCAGAATTGAGCTGGTTGAACTGAAACGCCTGACGGTAAAAGACCTGAAGCAGGTGCGCAAAATCAGCAAAAACCCGGCAGACTGGGACGAACCGCTGATTGCCCGCAGTACTGGTCTTCTCCCGGAAGATCTCGACAATATGGATCTGGCTGATTACCTGCAGTTACAGAAACGATTTCAGCTCATCACGGGGATGGGTGAGAGCAACCAGGGCGCTGACGCAGGCGCAGGGGCTGCTGGCGAGATGGTTCCGGTTTCAGCCGGGGGAGATTGATGCCCTCGATACTGACGATCTGGAGATGTGGCTGGAGCAGGCTGAAGAGCAAATAAAAAGCGAGTACGGCGACAAATCATAGTACAGACAGCCGCCAGTAGCGGCTGTTCTGCGTTATCCCCTCACGTCTTTTCACCTTCCCCGGAGGTTAACCACTATGTCGGGACAGTTTTCAGTCGGCGTTGTTATCGGCGGGATGATTGGTAGCACATTCCGTTCTGCAATGAGCGGTACCCGCCGTGCGCTTGATTCCCTGAGCGATACCTCACGCCGCCTGCAGGAACGTCAGAACGCTTTAACCCGTGCAACAGAACGTTATGGTCAACTGGGTTCTTCCCGGATGCAGCATCTCAACAGCGAGCTGCTGCGGGTAAGCCGCACCATGGAGCAAATTGAGCGCCAGCAGCGCCGTCTGTCAGCGGCATCCGCTACCAGTGATGCGCTGAAAGCTAACCGCATGGCGCTGTATGGTCAGGGGATTGAAGCGTATGGCATGGCACAGACTGTTTATCATACGGTTTCCCCTGCCGTTCAGCAGTCCATGTCTTTTCAGGACAAAATGATTGATATGTCGATCACCGCAAAATATGACAATAAAACGCGGGATGCACTTGCCGGACAGATAAAAGGCTGGGCGCTTAAATACAATCAGTATCAGGATGAGCTGCAGGAGGCGGTGGGTTCACTCATCAGCGACAATATTGATAATGTGTCAGATATCGGTTTTCTGATGCCGGATATTGCCCGCGCGGCAACGGCAACACGCACGTCTGCTCAGGACTGGGCAAAAGTGGCCGCAGTCTGGCAAAACTCCCTGAAAGGTGCGGCCAGAGATTTTGGTGCCGTTCAGAATATTATGGCTTATGCCGGTGACCAGGGGTCATTTGAAATCCCGGATCAGGTCAAGTGGATGCAGTCCCTGGCCCCAATGATGGCGGGTATTGCCAGTGGAAAAGAGGCTGTTGCTGAAATCGGGGCCAGTCTCCAGATAGCAAAAATCGGTGCAGGTTCCACCGACGAAGCAGCCAATAATTTTAAAAACTTTCTTACCAAAATTTTTGCCCGCGATACTCAGAAACAGTTTGCTGATCTGGGTATTGATTTGCAGGGATCTATTGCGAGTTATAAAGCTGCGGGGATCTCTCCGATTGAAGGGATGTTGAGTGTTATAGAACGTTACCTCAATGCCAAAAGCCCCGAAGCGCTGGCCGGCTTCAAATCAGCCATGAAAATAAAGAATGATACGGCAAGAGATGAGGCACTTCAGGCTCTGGCGAAAAACTTTGGTCTGGGCGATATGTTCGCGGATATGCAGGTCATGGCATTTATCCGCCCGATGCTGGCCAACATGGACAGATATCGAGAGATCCGTGCCGGTGCTCTCAGGGCTGCGGATAACGATTTGCTTGCCAGTGCTTATGATCAGCGGCTGAAATCTCCCCTTGAAGCCACTAAAGCACTTATGGTCAGCAGTCGTGATCTGGCAATTACGCTGGGCGATCAATTAGCTCCATCTTTTATTTCTCTGACTCAGGAACTGCTTCCACTCATTCAGGGGGCAAAACACTGGGTAGCGACTCACCCGCAATTTGTCAGTGGGGCTTTTAAGCTCATCAGTGCGCTCCTTGCGATTAAGATAGCGACTGTTGGTCTCAAACTGGGGCTGAATCTCCTTATTTCCCCCTTTGTAAGTGTCTGGAAAAATGCTGTTTTACTTCGGGCCAACTGGCTTCGTCTGTCGCTCGCACTGGGGCAAGGCGGTAAGCTCCGCTGGCTGGTGACCGGATTTAGCGCCGTCGCCAAAGGAGCCAGAACACTGAGTGGCGTGCTCTCCGGGGGGCTGGTTCGCGGAATTATGCTCGCCGGACGTGCTGTTCTCTGGATTGGACGTGCGCTGATGATGAATCCCATCGGTCTCGTTATCACCGCTGTCGCGGCAGCAGCTTACCTTATCTACCGCAACTGGGGGGCAGTCAGTGGCTGGTTTAAACAGCGCTGGGCAGACATTCAGGAAGCCTTTAACGGCGGCATTGTGGGAATTGGTAAGTTGCTGATTAACTGGTCGCCGGCAGGCCTGCTCTATAAAGCCTTTGCGGCTGCGCTGAAATATTTCGGCGTTGCTCTGCCGGCAAAGTTCACCGACTTCGGTGGCCATCTTATCGACGGTCTGATTAACGGTATCAAAAACAAATGGGGGTCGCTCAAATCCAGTGTAACCGGAATGGGTGACAGCATCAGTAGCTGGTTTAAACAGTGCTGGGCTGACATTCAGGAAGCCTTTAACGGCGGTATCGCGGGAACTGGTAAGTTGCTGATTAACTGGTCGCCGGCAGGCCTGCTCTATAAAGCCTTTGCGGCTGCGCTGAAATATTTCGGCGTTGCTCTGCCGGCAAAGTTCACCGACTTCGGTGGCCATCTTATCGACGGTCTGATTAACGGTATCAAAAACAAATGGGGGTCGCTCAAATCCAGTGTAACCGGAATGGGTGACAGCATCAGTAGCTGGTTTAAACAGTGCTGGGCTGACATTCAGGAAGCCTTTAACGGCGGTATCGCGGGAACTGGTAAGCTGCTGATTAACTGGTCGCCGGCAGGTCTGCTCTATAAAGCCTTTGCAGCTGCGCTGAAATATCTTGGTGTTGATCTGCCGGCAAAGTTCACCGACTTCGGTGGCCATCTTGTCGACGGTCTGATTAACGGTATCAAAAACAAATGGGAGTCGCTCAAATCCAGTGTAACCGGAATGGGTGACAGCATCAGTGGCTGGTTCAGCGAAAAGCTGGGCATTCATTCGCCGAGCCGCGTGTTTATGGGCTTTGGTGACAATATCGCGCAGGGGGCCGCCATTGGCCTGCAGCGGACCACTCCGCTTGCAGCTCTGGCCGGGCAGCGAATGGCCAGTGAACTGCTCCCCAGAATGCCCGTGAGCATTCAGGGGCCAGAAATACGGGATAACACTTCAGGTGTTCGCTTCAGTATGCCGTTGCCCGATATCAATGGGTTTATGTCGTCTGCTAAAAATGCGATCGGAGCCGTAATCAATAGTTTGTCTTCCATGCCGCTATTCCGCTCTCCACCCGGGCATCGATTTTACCAGGGCAACGTCTGGCAAATGAGATGACACCGGATGTTCCCCGTATCCCCTCGCCTGAAATCCTGGCTGCCGGATATTCAGGCCGTGGTGCAGCTGCAACCGGCGGTGGAACGTCTGGTGGTATCCAGGTCAGCTTTAATCCTCAGTTTTTCCTCAATGGCAGGGAAACCACAGCGCCTGCCGGACTGACTGGCGCCCTGAATATGAGCCTGCATGAGCTGGAAAAAATGCTGGAGCGTCTGCTGGCTCAGAAACAACGTAAGGAGTACCGCTGATGTTTGCCGTACTGGGTGATATTGAGTTTGAGCTGATTACCTACTGGGACGGCTTCGAGGCCACGTTCGGCGTCGATTATGCGGAGCATGCCCGCATCGGGGGTAAGCCTGGCCTGCAGTTCGTCGGCGACAGGCTGGACGAAATCCAGATAACTCTGGTTTTCCATCAGCATTATTGTGTACCCGATGTGGAGCTGGCGAGACTGCGAACAGCCATGAAAGCCCATCAGGCACTGGCGCTGGTCTTCGGCAACGGTGACTATCGTGGCTGGTTCGTGATTACCGATGTGACCGCAACCAGCGAGCAGACAGACAGCACCGGTAACGTGCTGGCTGTCAGTGCCACCGTGTCTCTCCGGGAATACACCGGTGATCCGAAAAATCCTCTGCAACCACCGGCAATACGCACGAAGCTCCCGGGTGTCGGGGCGGTCTCCGGTGCCATTCCTTCACCTTCAGGGGTGGCGCAGTTCATCCGCAACGGCGTCAACTATGCGAAACAGGCGCAGTCTGTACTCCAGACCACTATCAGCGCCGTTCGGGTGACACAGAAAATGAAGGATAACCCCGTTGTCGCACTGACCCGTGTGCCGGGGCTGATGAGCGGACTGGGTAATATCTCCGGGGCTCTGGGGAAAAGTGTTCCGGCGTTTAACGCACTCTCTGAATCCATGCCCGATGCCATCAGTCTGGCCAGAACAGCCAGCGAAGCAGCCACGTATGTACAGCAGGCACAGTCTGCGCTGAGTGGTGTGGACAAAAGAAATATTGCAGGTGCTCTGGATACCGTTTCCGGGCAGCTTAACGCCGCCGGCACAGCATTCAACCGCATGTCTCCGGGATTAAGTGCAATGGCCGCCAGAATACTGACGAGGAGTGTGTGATGTTTCTTGAACATGTTACCCGTGACGGAGAGCGCTGGGATTCGCTGGCATGGCAGTACTACGGTGACCCGCTGGGCTATCCCCGGATTATTGCCGCCAATCCGCACGTGGCCATCACGCCGGTGCTGCCCTCCGGGCTGTTGTTACTGATCCCGGTGATTGAGACTGAAGAAGCCCGTACAGAAGAGGATATTGCCCCATGGCTGAGATAAACAGCACTGCGCAAGTCACATCAGCGTTAACCGGCGTCAGCGATGTGCTGACACCGGTGTTCACTCTGTGGTATCTGCAGAAAAACATCACCTCTGATATCGCGCCTTATGTCACCCGTGTGACCTGGAGCGATAACATCAAAAATGAGTCCGATACCATTGAGGTGGAGCTGGACGACACCGATGGCCGCTGGCTGGATAAGTGGTATCCGGGCAAGGGTGACACGCTGACGCTGAAAATGGGCTATCAGGGCGAGAAGCTGCTGTCCTGCGGTACGTTCTCTATAGACGAGATCGAAGTGAGTTCGCCCGCTTCCGTTGTTTCTATCCGTGGGGTGGCCACCTCGGTTAACAGTGCTCTGCGGACTAAATCCAGCCGTGGTTTTGAGAACACCACGCTGGCAGCTGTTGCGGGGCGGATTGCCAGAAAGCACCGGCTGAAACTGGTGGGCAGCATTGAGTCCATCAGAATCGACCGGGTGACCCAGTATGCTGAAACCGACGTGGGTTTTCTGCGCCGGCTGGCCAGCGAGTATGGTTATGCAGTGAAAGTGGTCAGTGACCAGCTGATTTTTTCTCATCTGGCCACACTGCGCAGTCAGGAGACGGTCAGGCAGTTAAAACCGCAGGATGTGGCCCGCTTTTCCCTGCGTGACACCATCAACCGGGTCTATAAATCTGCAAAGGTAAAACACCAGAAAAGCAGCAGTAAAAAACTGATCGTCTACGAAGCTGATGGTGGTACCCGTGAAAGCGACAAAAAGCTCAAAGGTGGTAAGGTTACCAGCGCTGACTCACTTAAAGTTAACAGCCGCGTCAGCGACCCGGACAGTGCCCGGATTAAAGCGGATTCAGCACTGGCCAGACATAACGAATACCAGCAGAACGGCTCCCTGACGCTGACGGGAACACCTCAACTGACAGCAGGCAACAAAATTGAACTGGTGGGTTTTGGGCAGTTATCCGGGCCATGGCTCATAACCACTGCCCGCCATGCGTTTGACCGTAACAGCGGCTACACCACAGAGCTGGAAGTGGCACGGGGGCCAGTCACAAGAGGGAAAAAACAAAAAACTCAGAAACTCACGGTTTATCACCCGGATGGCAGTACATCGACGGTGATTAAGGAGAAGAAAAAATGACTGGTGTCACTCGTCAGGTCGGTACGGTCAGTGCCGTTGATGCCGACAGGGTTCAGGCCCGCGTTCGTCTGCCTGAATGCGATAACCTGCGCACAAACTGGCTTAACGTGCTGCAGCGTAATACCCAGGATAACAAAGATTACTGGCTCCCTGACGTGGGGGAGCAGGTTGAGGTGCTGCTCGATGCCAACGGCGAGGATGGTGTTATTCTGGGCGCGGTGTATTCAGACGTCGATAAACCACCGTTCAGTGACAAAAATATCCGGGGAACCCGGTTTGCTGATGGTGCAGAGTACAGCTACAACCGGAAGACGCACACTCTGACCATCCGGGGCGGCATTGAGCATATTGTCATTGAGTGTGGTGCTGATGTGGTATTGAAAACACAGAAAGCCACGATTGACGCACCGGAAACCGAACTTACCGGAGATCTGCGTGTCAGGGGAAAGCTGATTTACGAAGGAGGCATGGCGGGTTCTGGTGGTAAAGGTGTTACCGCGACCATCCATGGCAATATCGAGATTAAAGGGAATGCCCATGCCACGGGCAGTATGCTGTCTGATGGCGAAAACTCCAGCCACCACTCCCACTGAGCTTCTTAAACGCCTTTAATATCAGCGTTCCCGCACGGGGGCAATACTGCCCCCATGAAAACGACCTCAGTATTCTGGCAACCAGCCCTGCAGGCTCCCGGCGAAATTGTCCGGGGGCTGGATGATATCCGGCAGGCGATTCAAATTATCCTGCGGACTCCCCGCGGCAGCGACCCGCATCGCCCGGAGTTCGGCAGCAATCTGCATCTTTATATCGACTGGCCTGTAGACCGGGCCATTCCGCATGTGGTGCGCGAATCCGTCGATGCCATCCGGCGCTGGGAGCCCCGCTGCCAGCTTATGTCAGTTAAACCCGCCGTCGACGGCGAACATCTTACGCTCCGGGTGAGCTGGAAAGGCTCAGACGGACAGACCCGGACTCAGGAGCTGCTATGGCGCTGACAGAACCCGATTTTATTGAACGCGATGCCGACAAAATCACGGCAGAAATGATTGCGAAGTATGAAGCGGATACCGGCAAAACGCTGTACCCGGCACAGGCAGAACGTCTGCTGATTGATCTGTGGGCCTATCGCGAAATGCTGGTCAGGGTTGCGGTACAGGAGGCAGCAAAGCAGAATCTGGTCGCCTTTGCCCGTGAGCCGATGATTGATTACCTCGGTGAACTGGTTGGTGTATACCGTCTTGCCGCGCAGCCTGCCACCACCACGCTCCAGTTCTCCGTAGATGAGGCACTGGCCATTGATGTGCTGATCCCGGCAGGCACCCGCGTCAGCGCTTCCGACAGCGTTATTTTTGCCACCGATACAGATGTGGTACTGAAGGCCGGATTGCTGCTGGTCAATGTCACGTCCACCTGTACCGAACCCGGTACCGCTGGTAACGGCTGGCAACCTGCGCAGGTCAGTCAGTTACTCGATGAGATTGATAACGTCGACCTGCTGGTGAGCAATCTGACGGCCAGTTCCGGCGGTTCAGAACAGGAAGACGATGACAGGCTCCGGGAGCGTATCAGGCTGGCCCCGGAGTCATTCACCAATGCCGGAAGCCGTGGCGCATACCGCTTTCATGCCATGCAGGCCCATCCCAACATTGTCGATGTTGCTGTGCTTTCCCCGGTTCCCGGGACCGTAGATCTGTATCCGCTGCTCAGTACCGGTCTGCCGGACGGCGGTGTTCTCACGCTGGTAGAGAGTTTCTGCTCTGATGAGAAAGTCAGGCCACTCACTGATACAGTGCGGGCTAAAACACCAGTGAAGGTGGATTACACCATTGAAGCCAGGATTACGATCTATCGTGATCAGGATGCCAGGTCTGTAAAAGATGCCGCTAACAGCGCCATACAGAACTGGGTGGCATCACGTGCCGCCACGCTGGGGCGTGATATTGTCCCCAGCCAGATTATCAGTGCATTGTCCGTTTCCGGGGTGTACCAGGTTGAACTGGTGACACCGGCACTGAGGGTGGTGGCAGAAAACGAATGGGCAAACTGTACGGCAATCACTCTTAACATGACTGGAGTGTCTGATGACTGAGCCATTACAACTCCCGCCACCGCTTGAGGGTGATATCAGTCTCAGGACGCTGGGAAGACTGGCAGGACGGCTGGATAACATCGACCTGAGCGTACTGATGGTCTTTCTCGTCGATATCGTCGACAGTTCTGCGCTGCCATGGCTGGGCGAGCAGTTCTCACTGTCTGGCGATGGCTGGGAGCTGGCGGAATCGGACGATGTTCGCCGCATGCTTATAAAAGCAGCCATCGAACTGCACCGGTATAAAGGGACGCCGTGGTCAATCCGGGAAGTTATCCGCCGTTTTGGCTTTGGTGAAGTGGATCTGATTGAAGGCACAGGTCGTCTCAGTTACGACGGCAATCGCAGCTATAACGGACTGTTTGTTCATGGAGATGCAGCCGCCTGGGCAGTTTATCGCGTTATTCTGAAACAGCCCATTACTAACGATCAGGCCGCGATGCTGCGTCAGACGCTGGCTGCATTTGCACCGGCCCGCTGCCATCTGGCCAGCCTGGAGTATCAGTCTGTGGCCATTCGCTATAACAATACCGCCATCCATGATGGCAGTTATAACCACGGGAGCAGTTGATTATGGGAAACCTGAATGAAACAGAAAAGTGGGAAGAAAATATCTATCAACTGGAGACATCAGATCCGGTTCTGGGTGGTGCAGACGGGATATCAAATCGAGCCCCCCGGCAACTGGCAAACAGGACGAAATGGCTGAAGAAGAAAACGGAGGAAGCCGCACAGTCACTGGCTGAACACGTACGTTCCCGTAACCACCCGGACGCGACACTGACAGCTAAGGGGTTCACCCAACTGAGCAGTGCCACCAACAGCACCTCTGAAACGCTGGCCGCCACACCAAAAGCGGTCAAGGCTGCATACGACCTGGCAGCCGGCAAGGCGCCTGCCAGCCACACTCACCCGTGGAGTCAGATAACGGGAGTGCCTGCGGCTTCACTGACGGCAAAAGGCACCGTACAACTGAGCAGCGCCACGGACAGTCAATCAGAAACTGAGGCTGCCACGCCGAAGGCGGTCAAGGCTGCATACGACCTTGCAGCCGGCAAGGCGCCCGTCAGCCACACTCACCCGTGGAGTCAGATAACGGGAGTGCCAGCTGCCTCGCTGACGGCAAAAGGCACCGTACAACTGAGCAGTGCCATCAACAGCACGTCTGAAATACTGGCCGCCACACCGAAAGCGGTCAAGGCTGCATACGACCTGGCAGCCGGCAAGGCGCCTGCCAGCCACACTCACCCGTGGAGTCAGATAACGGGAGTGCCTGCGGCTTCACTGACGGCAAAAGGCACCGTACAACTGAGCAGCGCCACGGACAGTCAATCAGAAATTGAGGCTGCCACGCCGAAGGCGGTCAAGGCTGCATACGACCTTGCAGCCGGCAAGGCGCCCGTCAGCCACACTCACCCGTGGAGTCAGATAACGGGAGTGCCAGCTGCCTCGCTGACGGCAAAAGGCACCGTACAACTGAGCAGTGCCATCAACAGCACGTCTGAAATACTGGCCGCCACACCGAAAGCGGTCAAGGCTGCATACGACCTGGCAGCCGGCAAGGCGCCTGCCAGCCACACTCACCCGTGGAGTCAGATAACGGGAGTGCCTGCGGCTTCACTGACGGCAAAAGGCACCGTACAACTGAGCAGCGCCACGGACAGTCAATCAGAAATTGAGGCTGCCACGCCGAAGGCGGTCAAGGCTGCATACGACCTTGCAGCCGGCAAGGCGCCCGTCAGCCACACTCACCCGTGGAGTCAGATAACGGGAGTGCCTGCTGCCTCGCTGACGGCAAAAGGCACCGTACAACTGAGCAGTGCTATCAACAGCACGTCTGAAATACTGGCCGCCACACCGAAAGCGGTCAAGGCTGCATACGATCTGGCAAACGGAAAACAACCGGCAGATGCCACGCTCACTGCTCTGGCAGGACTTGCCACTGCAGCAGATCGGTTGCCTTATTTTACCGGAGCAGACCGCGCAGCGCTGGCAACCCTTACAGCTATTGGTCGCGCTATTATCGCTAAGGGCAGTATAAAAGATGTCCTCAATTACCTTGGTTTGGGGGAAGGCTCTGCATTGCCTGTTGGTGTACCGGTTCCATGGCCCACCGCCACACCGCCAGCAGGCTGGTTAAAGTGCGACGGGCGCGCCTTTACAAAAGAACAATATCCTGTTCTGGCCAGAGTCTACCCGACCCTCCGTCTTCCCGATTTACGCGGTGAGTTTATCCGTGGATGGGACGACGGGCGCAAAGTTGATACAGGACGTAAGTTGCTGTCCGCACAAGGGGCAACGCTGTTAAGAACAGCAATGCTGGATTATTATAACCAGGACACTACGGGAACCTCGGGGATAGTCGGCATGGGATTCAACAATGAAGATTCCATTACAGACCTTCGTGAGGGCAGCTTTAAAATGCCGGACGGGACAACATTCAGCGATCCTGTCGTGGCAATGTCAGACAATGGTATGCAGGCTACTATTCTGACCTCTATCAGAAGCGGGTATGCGAAGGGTATCACTGTCAGACCCCGTAGCATTGCACTTAATTACATTGTGAGGGCAGTTTAATGAGTAACACTGCAGTTCTGGATGAAAACGGTATCGCCACTGTAGCGGGCGATATCACTGTATATCACTATGACGAGGAAACCCGGGAATACACCTCATCCTCTGTGGAGTATCTCGCCCTTGGGGTGGGTACTCCGGCACATTCGTGCGCCGATGCACCGCCGGAGGCAATTTCGGGTTACGTGGTTTGCCGGACTGCCACGCTGAACGGGTGGGAGCATGTGCCTGATCACCGCGGCGAGACGGTATACAGCACGGAGAACGGTAACCCTGTTCTGATTACCCAACCGGGTGATTACCCGGCGGACACCACCACAAAACAGCCAGCCACGCCATGGGATACCTGGAACGGTGAGGCGTGGGTAACCGATACTGAACGGCAGCGAGCCGCAGAACTGGAGGTTGCCAGACAGCAACGCCAGCAACGGGTGAAACAGGCGATGGCGTCAGTCGATCTTATCAACCTCAAACTGCGTGCTGGTCGCAGTCTGACACCAGAAGAAACGGCAAAACTGAACGCCGTGCTGGATTATATCGACGAGCTGAACGCACTGGATATCAGCACGGCACCTGAAATCAGCTGGCCGGAAGCGCCACTGGCACTTGCCAGTTGAACGGTATCACGCCGCCCTCACGATATAGTTAAACGCGATATTGCGGGGGCGGGTTATGTTAAAGAATGCTCCGTTTAATTCGGCTTTTGCGCGACTGTTTGTTCCTCCCAGAATTACGTACCACAAATAATCGCTACGGTAATTCCCCGCAAACACCTTATCGCCGCCATAGTCAATATTATTTCCGTTACTCATGTACGAGATATCAAGCGAAGAATCGTTATCGTCATGACCGCCGACCAGTGTACCTTTCTGCCATGAAAGCAACTTACGCCCCTCGTCAATCTTGCGCCCGTCGTCCCATCCACGGATAAACTCACCGCGTAAATCGGGAAGACGGAGGGTCGGGTAGACTCTGGCCAGAACAGGATATTGTTCTTTTGTAAAGGCGCGCCCGTCGCACTTTAACCAGCCTGCTGGCGGTGTGGCGGTGGGCCATGGAACAGGCACACCAACAGGCAGTGCAGAGCCTTCCCCCAAACCAACGTTTATCTCTCAAATCCTCCCCACATTATCTCAGTACTTTAACCACTCAAAAGGGAGTATTTTTAATGCTGATTGGCTACATACGTGTGTCAACAAATGACCAAAACACAGATTTGCAACGCAATGCATTAATGTGCGCAGGATGTGAACAGATTTTTGAGGACAAAATGAGCGGAACCAAGTCGGAACGACCAGGCCTGAAACGCGCTTTAAAGTGCCTTAAAAGAGGGGATACATTGGTGGTCTGGAAGCTGGATCGGTTGGGTAGAAGAATGAAACACCTCATTGCTCTCACAGAAGAGCTACGCGCAAAAGGTGTCAATTTTCGCAGTCTGACGGATTCAATCGATACCAGCACTCCGATGGGAAGGTTCTTTTTTCATATGATGGGTGCACTGGCAGAAATGGAGCGTGAACTGATAGTTGAGCGCACGCTGGCAGGACTGGCTGCTGCGCGAGCACAAGGAAGAGTTGGAGGACGTCGCCCGAAACTGACGAAGGAGCAGCATGAGCAGATCGCAAGATTGCTCCAGAAAGGGTATGACAGAAAGCGGCTGGCAATTATCTATGATATTGGACTGTCAACGATCTACCGCTATCACCCTGTTGGGACTGTCATAACGCAACCTGAAATGTAATTCTTTTTCAAATAATGAAACGCCGCGTGGATGCCATTTATCGCACAAGATAGAGTGCATTTATCGCGCGGCGCATCACCATTTCAAGACGGATAAAACTTCTCTGGAAGGCTATGGGTCTATCAAGTAACGGGAGGATGTTCATATGCCCAAAGCCTCTGAGAGAACGCGACAGCCAGCCTCATAGGCAGCGCCAGAGAGATTTTGCTCACGCAGTTTCGCTTTTTCTTCTTCGTACTTTTCCCATACAGAACGTGCAGCTGCGACGCGGCCATCGAATATGGGGCGGATCTCTGCAACATGTGCCGGGCGTCCATTCAGGTGCCAGCCGTTACGCCAGGTAATGCGGTCAATATGTCTTAACATCGGTCTTTCCTCGGTATAAGTTAAACGCTGGTCAGGCGCTCATGCATGGTGGTCTTGCGCAGTGCGTATCACTGCTCCTCGCGTCGCTACCAGCGCCGCTATTGCTTCGTCAATTTCCTGAATAGTTAACTCTGGCGCGAAGTGGAGATGTACAGCGTTAATCGCTTCCACCCCTTCTTTTGCCGCCAGCGTTGCCAGCAAAACGGGATCGCCCGGCGACTCCAGACGTGCCCGCCGTTCTGCGGGTAGCACGGCTTTCATCACACTGGCCAGCACCTGAGTTTTTCGGCGCGCCGCCGTTGTCTCGCCACGTAACCAGCGAAAGATTTTCTGCCGATTGTTGTTGATGGCTCTCCAGTCCACGTTGCCGTCCGCGTCCTCAAATTCATGTAGTCTCAACTCATCATTGCGTCCCTGACTGAACCAGGCCCGGCAGATTTCAATCGTGACGAGTTCCTGCCCTGCCCTTGCCGCCCAGGTCAAAATCTCTTTTTGTAATTCCTCTTGGTTTTCCATAGCGTCTCCTGTCGCTAAAAATTGATTACGCTTAATCAGATTTGGGGCTCACCAACAGTTAAGCTGCTTCCGTTTTAGGCAAGCTGTCATCTGGGTTTGGGTAAAGATCCGGTCTAAGATCATGAGGGGTCACGCGCCATTCAAGAGCTTCAGATGTGCGCAAAACCTCTTCACCGGGAACCCGTCCTTTGAACCAGAGGCTTACCGTTTGTGGTTTTTTCCCTAATCGCCGCCCTAACTCGGATTGACTCATTACGGAAAGAATTTTGTCTTGCAGTTGTTTATCCATATGGACTCCTTGTGTCCGCGTCATCATTACAAACAATAACTGTAATTACAAATTATATTTGCAATGCTCCCTACAATTAAACCTTGTATCCTTACGGTATGAACACAAAAACGAAAAACATGGCTTTTGCTAGCCGACTACAACGGATTCTAAAAGACTTAGGCTGGTCTCAATCTGAGTTAGCTCGCCATATTGGGGTTACGGCTCAATCAGTTCAGGCATGGTGTAATGGGGTAACTCCAAGAAAAGATAAATTAGACAAGCTAGCAAAAGTGACCGGATACCCTGTTCATTTTTTCTTCATGAATGAAGGGGAATATTTGGATGAATCCACACTACACCCGGGTAATTACAATCAAGAACTAACCCCGCAAGAACAGGCTCTACTGCAACTATTCAGAGGACTGCCTGAGAGCGAAAAAATAAATTAATCAATGAGCTAAAAGAAAAAGAGAGCACTTCGATCTACTGCTAAAAGAACTACTTGAAGCCAAAAACCAGACAAAATAGTTCAGTTCAAATTTCCAGGCCAGCCGCTGCTGGCATGCAACTTTCCCCTAACACAAAAACACCTTTACACAGTGAATATTTTTTTGCCCCTCACTACAAATTATTTTTTAAAAACACATTGACCATTACAAATACAAATTGTAAAGTCACTTTCATCAACAACGCTTACCCAGCGGCAGTTGTTCAGAAACACGTTCTGACAGCCGGAAAGACGGCACCAAATTTTGCGCGTCGGCGCCAACACGGTGACAGAGGGAAAGACTTCACCGGCATATGGCACATGTGTCGAAGCGGTCTGGATGGAAGCGGAGCCTTAACGCGTTGTCTCCATAGCAGGTAGCCGGAATGTGCAAGCCACAGCCAGGTATGAGCGATTGATTCACCATCAAGGCGATACGGTGTGACCACCAGGGAAGAGTCCTGGCTACAACACGAGAGCGCACTTCATCGACTCAACTTTGAGCTTTGTCGTTAAATTTTGAAATGGCGGAGTGCGCTCCCGGTTGTGGTGAACAGGTGTTTAACGGGAACTCCCTGCCCGTTACCCGGTTCGATTCCGGGCGCCCATCATCAATTTGCTGTGTTTAGTCTTTGCCCAGTCCGCACGATGGGCCATTTTTTCACACAGCCAGGTTTTATCGCTGTGCCTGAGTCCCCAACAGGAGAGGCCAAACCCGCAGCGTGACACCAGGGAAAGACCGGAGGAAGTACCACGCCTGACCAGCGTTGACCATGAGCCTGACCAGCTCAAAACAGGAAAGACCAGCCCGGGCCTGACCAGCCCTGTACGGTCGTAATGGAAACATAACGACGCCGGAAACGTAACCGGCACCCTTTAGATAGCAAAAGACCCGCACAAGGCGGGCCAGTTACCCCGAACGGCGACCAAACCATTCGGATTTATCACAAGTGACCAAACTTGTGATGAGGAAAGACCAACGACACTGACGCTATGGAAGCTGATCAATATTCGCTGATCGGCTCTGAGTATACATTACCAAGGAGTCGCTATGGAAGCGCGCACCATCCCAGTAACACTCTTTATTCATTATGCAACTTCAACTTTCAGCCACGAAAAGCTGCTTGTTGCGACTGTTGATATGTCAAAAAATTTTCCAGACAGGTACATCCTTCTGGAAAGCCGCGAAATTGAAATTACCGTTAACCAGCCCGAGCCAATCGACATCATCGGTTTACAGGTCGAGCAACTGCGTGAACAAAAACAGAAAACAGTCGCCGACGCCCAACAGCGTATTGCTGCTATCGATGACAAAATCCAGCAGTTACTTTGCATCGAATACACGCCAGATACCGATGAGCTCCCCTACTAAAAACCACTGACCTGTAATGAGGAAAGACCAATGACCATTTTTAACGGCTTGTTAGAAGCGAAAAAAGGCGCGCTCAAAAACGGCGCGATCCCGGCGCTGGCCATCGCCATCGCCGCCCCTAACAAAAAAGTTGCCGAGAACATCATCATCGGCAAATTGTGGGAAGCCTACCCTGACCACGGCGACAACTATTTCAAACCTAAAATCTGGGAAGATGCCCCGGGCCAACCGCGCCCAGGCGTCGGTGAGTTTGATGAGACGTTTGCCACAGAACACAGTTTTGATGGCGAAAAATGGGTAGTTAACACTCCTGTTGATTCAGATTGCAGTTCAGCAGATATCTCACAGGTTAGCGACCTGATGAAACTGCCGGCTCGTGAACGATTCGCCGCCGTTCTGCTGTTCAGCCACGACGCCAACGAAGTCGACAGTGAATTGCTTGTGCAGACGCGTGAATACCTGGAGATGCTCGATAACAGTGATACTGACAGTGAGGATGAGGTTGACGCGTTTAACCGCATCGTTCTTGATGCCATGGTGGCGTGTAAGCCCATCGAGTACATGCATATTGCTGGATTGAATAATCTGGTACATGCAATTTTGGCAAGTTGCGATACCCAGGAACAAAACCCGACCAGTTGGACTATCTCCAAATTTATAAAAAAATGGGTAGAGAATCCCGGTAAACGAGATGAAATGCTGCCGGAGGTAAAACCAGAAACAGCATCCGCACGTCCTTACAAACAGACTCACGCCACTCTGGATCGTGAAATTGCCTGCGCCCTGTTACCTGTTGCCCCGGAAAAAATCACCCCCAGCATCCTGAAAGCGGCAGACGAAATAATCAGTCAGGACAGGGAAGATTTTAAACGCTGGTCAATGGCCTTGCGCACAACGGATCAGATCCTTGCCTATGACCGCGCATCAGTATTCGGTGTTATTCAGAGCGCCCCCGCAAAAGACACGTACCACTTCCCACAATCCCTGCGCAGTCACATCGACAACTGGCTGCAAGCTAACGGGCAGCGTGATGCAAATGCTGTTGAAGAGAAGCCAAAGGAAGCAGCACCCAAGGATGATGTAAAAGTCACCAACCACGGCGGCGGACGATTCTCAATTGATGGGATGATGTCAGAAACACCCTCAAATCAGGGCGAAAAAAGCGAAGCTGCAAATGCTGGAGAACGTAGTTTGCAGCAGTTGCGTGAGCAGTTTGTCACGCCTCGCCATGTGTATGACGTACCTGAAAATAACGCCGTATCACAGAGGGAACCTGCAGCTATTACCCTGGCAGAAGAGACTCCTCCACAAGAACAACTTAGCGAGCAGGTAAAGGATCTGGTGCAGAACGTTGACGCGCTGGTTGAGCGGATCCATGCCGAAGAGCACAAGCGGCAGAATGCAATCTCAGCTATCGAAACGGAGTTAAAGGACTCAGATGACACGGATAACCTGGCATTGTGGAAGAACGTATTCAAAACCGATGAGCGCTTCACCAGTGCTTTCTCTCAGAATGGCGGCGGCACATCCATCAACGGCACTTATATAGCGATGAAAGCGACTCGCGAATTTGGGCCATTTGGTATTGGCTGGGGGGTAGAGGTGCTGGAGGAGCGCTTTGATAAAGGCGCACCAATAGTTCGCAAAAAACAGGTTGGTGAAAAAATAGAATGGGATCTGATTCAAGACGGTGTTGGCGGGTACCTATGTGAAATGCACCACACCATGAAAGTGAGAGTCTGGTACATATTGAATGGGGTACGCGGTGAGTCCGAGGCTTACGGATGCACACCTTATATCTACGACACTAAATACGGACCAACAAGCGACGGCGAAGCACCGAAGAAATCCTGGACGGATGCTGTTAAGAAAGCGCTATCCCCTCTCGGATTCAGCGCCGATATTTTCATGGGCCTGTACGACAATCCGGAATACCGCCAGAGGAATAAAGCTGAGTTTGATATCAAGAATGCCAGCGAGAATGCGGAAGATGCTACCCGTCTGCGTAAGGAACTGGATGAGAAGCTTATCAACGTTGCCAATACGCTGGCCGCCGCGGTAACCGCCAACGAAGTAAACAAGGTATTTGGCCTCATCGCCCGCGAAGTGGATGTACACAGGAAAGCAGCGGAAACCAAAGGCGATAAAGAATATTCATCGTATCTGGGATCACGTCTGCGCCGTATCACCGACATTAAAACTGAACGCCTCGCCGCCCTTACCGCTGCACAGGAGCAAACAGCATGAGCACTGCTATCGCTATTGCAAAAGAATATGCCAGTCTGATTGACCTGTTAGAAACCGCCGATGAACTGACGCCAGAGATGATCGCCGACACGCTTGAAGGCATGGAAGGAGAACTGGGAGACAAACTGGACGCCATGATGGTCATCTGCCGTAATTTACAGGGCAATGCCAATACCTGCGCTGAAGAAATGTCTCGCCTGGCAACCCGTAAGACGTCCTTTGAAGGCAAGGAAAAAGCAATTCGAAAGCATATGCTCACCTGCCTGCAAGCTGCTGGCCTGGATAAACTGAAAACCGCAAAAAACACATTTACTGATGCACAGGGGGCTATCCGGGTAATTATCGATAGCAAAGATAAGATCCCGGATGAGTATGAGGGCGTGTCACTTGTTGATGTAGAAACGGTTATTACACCAAACAAGCGAGCCATTAAAGAAGTGATTGAATCTGCGGAGGCGGTTGCCGCCGAAATACTGGCGCGTGGAGAAACACCACCAGCCGAGTTATTAAACCCGGTACCAGGCGCACATCTGGAACGCGGCGAACGGTCACTGAGGATACGCTAATGCTTAAACTCACATTAAAGCGTGGTGACGCGGTTCACCTGGTACTTGCCGATGGTACCAATGGCATTATTGAAGCACGGAGCCGCTGCGAACTTGGGCTACACCTGCCAGAAAACATTAAGGTCACTCGGGAGAAATCGGCATTCACCCCACAAGAACTGATTACGCCTAATCAGAAATAAAAACTCACCATCGCTAGCATTGCGATTCACCAGACACCGGAGGATCACAATGCTGCGATGGCAACCGGGAGCAACTCTGCTCTCCGCATTTGATATCAAAATTGGTCGACTGTCGGCCAGCGTCAGGAAACAGACTTTGACCGAGTCTGATATTGCCCGTGCCTGCCAGAAGGCAGATGACGCAATAAGCTACATAATGAGGAAAGACCATGAAAAGCGATCACGACATAATCACCAGAGAAGAAATGGTCGAGCTGACGGGAAGCCCACTTAAATCAAAGCAATGTGAGGCTCTTCGCCGGGCTGGAATTTTCTTCATGGAAAGGGCTGACGGACACCCAAAAACAACCTGGGGCCATTTCATGAACCCAATAAAATTTCGCAATTTACAGGAGGTGACGACGCGAAAAGATGATGAACCTGATTTTGGAGCAATATTTAATGGCCGGAAAGAGAAAGAACCCAGCAGATAACTGGATGCCGCCTCGTGTTTACCAGGGCAAAGCGGCCTACGAATTCAGGAATAAAGATAACAAAGCGATACGCCTGTGCGCATTGGATGCACCACGATCAGCCGTATGGCTGGCATATGAAAAAGCGGTCGGTGACGAAAAAGAAAGAAATACTTTTCAGGCGCTCACGGAACAATTCATGACCTCCCCTGATTTTATGGATTTGGCAGTCGAAACCCGGAAAGACTACACAAAATATTCCGGAAAAGTTCTGCCTGTCTTCGGGAAGATCGACCCGGATAAAATCAAACCTGAACATATTCGGCGCTATATGGATCAACGCGGTTTATCAAGCCGAACTCAGGCAAACAGGGAAAAAAGCTTTATGTCCCGGGTATTCCGTTGGGGTTATGAACGAGGTTATGTTCAGAGGAATCCTTGTCAGGGAGTTAAACAGTTTAAAGAGAAAGCTCGCGAACGTTATATTACGGATGAAGAATATCAGGCCGTTTATGAAGTGTCTCCTGATGTTGTTCGCGTAGCAATGGAGATTGCCTACTTATGCGTGGCCAGACAGAGTGATGTACTTTCATTGCAGAAAGACCAGCTGTTCGATTCCGGGATCTACATTCGTCAGGGAAAAACCGGCGTTAAGCAAATCAAAGCCTGGTCGCCTCGTCTGCAGAAAGCGATAGCTCTGGCTCGTTCTCTGCCATTAAAAACGGGAATCAGTAGCCTGTTTGTGATTCATCAAACTACCGGTGGCAAGTATACCCGTGATGGTTTTAACTCTCGTTGGCGTGATGTCAAAGCGGCAGCACAGGAAAAATATCCTCATCTGCAAATAGACTTCACATTTCATGATCTGAAAGCAAAAGGTATCTCTGATCTGGAAGGCAGCCTGGAAGAGAAGCAAGCAATTTCCGGGCATAAGAACCCGCGACAGACAGCAGCATATGACCGGAAAGTTAAAGTAGTGCCCGTAGTTGGTGGCCAGAGAAAATGAATGATGATGCGTCCAGAGAAAAATCATCTTCGGACGCATCTTCGGAAATGAGAAAGAAGATACAAAAAAACCACCCGAAGGTGGTTTCACGACACTGCTTATTGCTTTGATTTTATTCTTATCTTTCCCATGGTACCCGGAGCGGGACTTGAACCCGCACAGCGCGAACGCCGAGGGATTTTAAATCCCTTGTGTCTACCGATTCCACCATCCGGGCTCGGGAAAAAAGTGGAGGCGCGTTCCGGAGTCGAACCGGACTAGACGGATTTGCAATCCGCTACATAACCGCTTTGTTAACGCGCCAAATTCTTCAGGCCTTTCAGCCAGACATCCGCTGACGCCGATGCCTTTTAAACTGGAGCGGGAAACGAGACTCGAACTCGCGACCCCGACCTTGGCAAGGTCGTGCTCTACCAACTGAGCTATTCCCGCATTCATCAAGCAATCAGTTAATCACTTGATTTTATTATCGTCTGGCAATCAGTGCCGCCGTTCGATGCGTTGCATTCTACTTACCTGGCGCGATGAGTCAACGATATTTTTCACCACTTTTGATCGTTTGCTGAAAATTGCGCCGAAACGATCACTGATCAAGCAAATCTGCACGCGCAGCGCTCAAATATTGCAACATTGACCACAGAGTCAGTACCGCAGCCACAAAGAAAAGTGCAATACCGGCGTACTCAACCCAAATATTCGGACGCCACAGCAGCCATGCCAACGCCACCATCTGGGCAGTGGTTTTCACTTTTCCAATCCAGGAGACAGCCACGCTACTGCGTTTACCCAACTCCGCCATCCATTCGCGTAGCGCAGAAATAATAATTTCACGGGCGATCATCGTTGCTGCCGGTAAGGTCACCCACCAGCTGTGGTAATGCTCGGTTACCAGCACCATGGCGATAGCCACGAGAACTTTATCTGCGACAGGGTCAAGGAAAGCACCAAACCGGGTACTCTGATTCCAGCGGCGTGCCAGAAAACCATCGAACCAGTCAGTCACCGCCGCGACGCAGAAAATGAGCGCGGCGGCAAACGGCGACCAGGTGACAGGCAAATAAAAGACCAATACAAAGAATGGGATAAGGATGACACGGAACAGTGTAAGCAACGTAGGGATATTAAATTGCAT